TCATAAAGCCCGCAGTATAAGAGTGACGGACAGATCGGTAAGAGCCGTGGTTGCTTTATGACATTGCTAACCAAGCAAGAAATAGCCGATTACCTATCCATAGTGGATAGGGTAGATGAGAATGAGCAGAACAAGATTAGGCAGTTGTTGGAATATGACAGGGTAGAGAGATGTAAGGAGTCTTTTATCTTCTTTGCTTCTCAGATGTGGCCTGTGTTTATATCGGGTAAACATCATCAGATCATGGCTGATGCGTTTGAGCGTGTAGCCGCCGGAAGTCTTAAGAGGTTGATTATCAATATGCCTCCAAGGCATACCAAGTCTGAGTTTGCCTCATTTCTTCTTCCTTCATGGTTTCTGGGTAAGTTTCCGGAGAAGAAGATCATTCAGACAGCTCACACCGCAGAACTAGCCGTAGGCTTTGGACGGAAAGTTAGGAACCTTGTTTCATCGGATGTTTATGGAAGAGTATTTGACACGAAGCTATCGTCAGATAGTAAAGCTGCTGGACGATGGAACACTCACTTGGGTGGTGATTACTTTGCTATCGGTGTTGGCGGCGCTGTTACAGGTAAAGGGGCTGATCTTTTAATCATAGATGATCCTCATTCGGAGCAGGAAGCCAAGCAAGGTAACCCTGCGGTCTTTGATCAGGTATATGAGTGGTATACATCTGGCCCTCGGCAGCGTTTACAGCCGGGGGGAGCCATCATTATTGTGATGACAAGGTGGTCTAAGAGGGATTTGACAGGTCAAATCCTTAAGAATCAAGTAAAAGAAGGGGTAGATCAGTGGGAAATCATTGATTTTCCGGCTATTTTGCCGTCAGGAACCCCTCTTTGGCCAGGGTTTTGGTCTAAAGAAGCATTAGAAAGCCTTAAATCTGAACTTCCAGTAGCTAAATGGGAAGCGCAGTATCAACAGAACCCAACCTCGGAAGAGGGTGCGATCATTAAGCGGGATATGTGGAAGATATGGCCTGATGAAGTTCCTCCAGCTTGCGATTATTTGATCCAAAGCTGGGACACGGCCTTTGAAAAGAACAATAGGGCTGACTATTCAGCATGTACAACGTGGGGAGTGTTCTATCATCCCAACGCCCAAGGCGTTTCCAAGGCCAATATCATCATGTTGGATGCTTTCAAGGAAAGGATGGAGTTCCCAGATCTTAAGAAGAAGGCTCTTGAAATGTTTAAACAGTGGAACCCAGATACCTTGATTGTTGAAAAAAAGGCCGCAGGAGCGCCGTTAATCTATGAATTAAGAAAGATGGGCATACCGCTTTCTGAGTATACACCGAGCAAAGGAAGCGATAAGATAGCACGTGTAAACGCAATATCTGACTTGTTTGCATCCGGCGCAGTATGGTGTCCAGACACAAGATGGGCTGATGAGGTCATGGAAGAGCTGGCCGCATTCCCCAACGGAGACCATGATGACTTGGTTGACTCAAGTTCTCAAGCTTTGTTGCGTTTCAGACAAGGAGGGTTTATCACCATCGACTCAGATGAGGAAGATGAGCCTATCTACCACAGACGTAAATTGGAGTATTACTGATGGCTGATTATGATCCACTGTTTAAACTTCCGACAGGAACCGATGATATATCGTCCGTATTTAAAACCTCACGTGGTTCGACTTACGCTTATCATGACGATAATACAACAACCCGCAACCGTAGCGGAGAAAATCATAGAGATACATCTACAGGTGTTCAACAACGTTCTGGTAAAACCATATTCATGGATCCCGAACATGTAAACAACATTGCAGGTTTATATCAAAACGCAGAGATGGGGACAAAGTTTGTTCCTGTTTTAGAAAATGGCAAACCAACAGGGCAAGTTGCTTTGCAACTGATGGAAGATTACGGGCCTAAAAAAGCAGGCACAACCCTTTTTCAAGCGCCTTACAAAACAAAACCCGAAGTAGGTTTAAACCCTGTAGAAATTTATGGAAGCGAAAGCCCTGTAGGTTCATCAGGAAGAAACATTCATTGGGGTAATGAAATCACTGAAATCCACCCAAGACCAGAAAGATTAAATGGACTTGGTGGTAAAGCTGGTGTAGTTGCGGCTTTACTTAGTGGTGCTGGGGCAGCAAGCGCAGGAGATTTAAGAAAAGCAGTTGGCGATATTGCCGAAAGTTTTTTACCTTTAGGTTTAACCCCAAGTGGTTTAAACGATAATGAAGAAGCAGAATTAGCAGCCTTACGGGGCAAAGGAATTACCAAAGCAAAAGGCGGAGCGATTGATAAATCAATCAAAGGTAATTTGAAATTAATTTAAGGAAATATCATGACTATCGACAAAGCTTTATATTCACAAGGCATCGCCGCAGAACCGGATTTAGAGATTGAGATTGACAATCCAGACGCAGTTTCTATCGATACAGGGGATGTAGAGATAACCCTAGAAGCTGGGCAGGACTTGGGTGGGGATTTCTACCAAAACTTAGCCGAAGTTCTGGATGATAGAACTTTGTCTTCCATTGGTTCAGAGCTTATCGCTCTGGTAGATGCAGACATCAATAGCCGTTCAGAATGGGCTGAGTCTTATGTCAAGGGCTTAGAGGTACTGGGTCTTAAGTATGAAGAGCGTACTGAGCCTTGGAATGGAGCCTGCGGGGTTTATTCAACAGTTCTAACCGAAGCTGCTATTAGATTCCAAGCCGAGTCTATTATGGAGTCATTCCCTGCGGCCGGGCCTGTTAAGACTGAAATCTTTGGAACATCCACCAAGGAAAAGGAAACCGCAGCAAGTCGTGTTGAAGAAGACATGAACTACAAGATTACCGAGAAAATGCCGGAATACAGACCGGAACATGAGCGGATGTTATTTGGTTTAGGGTTGGCCGGGTCTGGGTTTAAGAAGGTTTATGATGATCCTGTACTGGGTAGAGGAACCTCTATCTATGTCACCGCAGAAGACATCATTGTCCCATACGGCGCTTCAAGTCTCAGGACTTGCGAGCGTGTTACCCATGTCATGAGAAAAACCAAGAATGAACTTAGGAAGCTACAAGCCACGGGTTTCTACCGAGATGTTGACCTTGGCGAGCCTGTCAATATCATGTCCGATATTGAAAAGAAGAAAGCCAACCAGCAAGGCTACAAAGCTCTTGATGATGATCGCTATCAGTTCCTTGAGATCTGCACGGACTGGGACATCGATGGATTAGAAGAGCTGGATGATGAGGGAGAGCCATCAGGCATCGCAGTTCCTTATGTCATTACCATAGATCGTGGTACAGGTAAGGTTTTATCCATTTACCGCAACTGGGAGGAAGATGATGATAAGAAACTCAGCCGCCAGCATTTTGTTGATTATTGCTATATCCCAGGTTTTGGCTTTTATGGCTTGGGTCTTATTCATATTATTGGTGGTTATGCTAGGGCTGGCACTTCTCTTATTCGTCAATTGGTTGACTCAGGAACATTGTCCAATTTGCCCGGCGGACTTAAGACCCGTGGCGCAAGAATCAAGGGTGATGACACCCCAATCGCTCCCGGCGAATTTAGAGATGTGGATGTTCCCAGCGGAGCGATTAAAGACAATATCATGCCGCTACCATATAAGGAGCCGTCTGCGACCTTGTTGACTCTGTTAAATCAGATCACCGATGAAGGCCGTAGATTGGGTTCCATAGGAGATCTTCAGATCTCCGATATGTCGGCCAACGCCCCAGTGGGTACAACTTTGGCTCTTTTAGAGCGTACCCTCAAGACCATGTCTGCCGTGCAGGCCCGTGTTCATTACTCAATGAAGCAAGAGTTCAAGCTCTTGAAGAACATCATTGCCGAGTATGCACCCAGCAAGGAGGAGTTTGATCCCGAAAAAGGCGATCATTTTGCCAGCCGGGAAGATTATGACATGGTGGATGTAATCCCAGTGTCAGACCCCAATTCCTCCACAATGGCGCAGAGGATCATGCAGTACCAAGCCATCATGCAATTGGCTCAGGGCGCACCGCAGATCTATAACCTACCCAATCTACATAGGCAAATGATAGAAGTTCTTGGGGTTAAGAACGGCGAGAACCTTGTTTTGACGGAAGATGACGAGAAGCCCATCGACCCGGTCAGTGAAAACATGGGATTCCTCAACGGAAAACCCACCAAAGCCTTCATCTTCCAAGACCATGATGCCCATATTGCTGTGCATACCACCTTCATGCAAGATCCATCAATTGCAGCCCAGATAGGCCAAAACCCAATGGCTCAACAAATGCAAGCTGCGGTTATGGCTCATATAGCAGAACATCTGGCATTTCAATACAGGAAGCAGTTGGAAGAGCAAGTTGGTGTGGCTTTGCCAGCGCCCAATGAAGAAATGCCACCCGAGACCGAGGTGCAGTTGTCCAGGTTGGTTGCTCAGGCAAGTACCCAGCTTCTCCAGCTAAACCAATCCAAAGCCTCGCAGGCCCAGGCCCAACAGCAAGCACAAGATCCTTTGATCCAAATGCAGCAACAAGAACTCCAGCTTAAACAGCAGGAATTGCAATCTAGATCCCAAAAAATGCAAGCTGACACCCAATTGGCGCAAGCAAAACTCCAATTGGAACAACAAAGAATGCAAATCGAGCAGCAGAGAAATCAGCTCCAAGCGCAGTCTGAATCACAACGGGTTCAGTCTCAAGCTGAAGTTCAGTTGAAAAAAGACCAACAAATGATGCAAATGGAGATTATGAAACTCCAAGAGCAGGCAAGACAAGCCAACCAAAAGGTGCAGACTGATCTGTTTAAACGAGGTAAATAATGGAAGAAAAGATACTCAAGCATTTGCTAACCGAATTAAGAGAGAAGGAACGTTCCCTCTCAATGAGTCTAGGTGACGGGGGGGCTTCGGACTTCCCCACTTACCGAGATATGTGCGGCCAGATTAGGGGTCTCTTGTACGCACAGAACTTAATCAATGACCTCTTACGAAAAATGGAGCAAATAGACGATGAGTGATCTTTTAATCAGCGATGGAGAGGTAACGACAACCCTTCCTGACAACGCAGAAGACAAGGCAAAACAATTGCCTGACCCAGTTCGTTTTCAAATTCTGACAGTCTTACCCGAGATTGATGAGGAATATGAAAGCGGTATTGTTAAGTCAAGCCAATCTATCCATTATGAAGAGGTCTTAAGCCCTGTTCTATTTGTGGTAAAACTTGGCCCGGATGCCTATAAAGACGCAACCAGATTCCCATCTGGCCCATCCTGTAAGGTAGGCGATTTCGTTATCGTCCGTCCCAATACAGGTACACGACTCAAGATTCATGGCAAAGAATTCAGGATCATCAACGATGATTCTGTCGAGGCCGTGGTTCAAGATCCCCGTGGTATCAGCAGAGCATCATAAGGAGGCACTATGACAGACCAAGTTGAATTCATATTCCCCGATGAGGCGGATGAAAAACCCACTCGTTTAGGGAGTAAGGTTGTAGAACCTGAACCCGAGATTGAGATTGTTGACGATACTCCAGAAGAGGATCGCAATCGTAAGCCTATGGCCTCTCCCCCCGTAGAACCTACAGATGAGGAGCTAGAAGGTTATACCAAAAAGCAACAAAGCCAGAAAGTAAGGGAGTTTGCCAAGGGTTATCACGAAGAAAGACGGCAAAAAGAGGCTGCTTTACGTGAGCGGGAAGAGGCTTTAAACCTTGCAAAAGCTGTTTATGAAGAGAATGAACGGCTAAAAAGCACCGTAAATGTCAGCCAAACGGCTTTTATTGACCAAGCAAAACGCAATGTAAACAGCGAAATGGCTGATGCGGAGCGTCTTTACAAAAAGGCATATGAGGAAGGTGACTCTGAGGCGTTGCTAAAAGCTCAAAAAGAATTGACCAACGCAGCCCTAAGAGCTGAGAAAGTTAACAATTTTAGGCCCACCCCTTTACAACCTGCTCCAAAAGTAGTACAACCTAGTCACCCGCAGGCAGATCCTAAAGCCCAAAGTTGGCAACGTAACAACGATTGGTTCGGACAGGATGAGGAAATGACCAGCTTGGCCCTAGCGGTGCATACAAAGCTGGTTAATTCGGGCGTTGACCCGCAGAGTGATGAATACTATCAACGTTTAGATAGTCGAATTCGTCAAGTTTTCCCAGATAAGTTTGAGTCTGAGGAAACCGCTGATACGAGGCAGCGCCCTAAATCAAATGTCGCTTCTGCGTCCAGAAGTGTGGCCCCCAAAAAGATCACATTGTCTGCGTCAGAGGTAAACATTGCCAAGCGATTGGGCATTCCGTTGGAACGCTACGCTCGTGAGGTTGCTCAACTAAGGAGAAATAACAATGGCTGATAATCGTGCAAGCCGTGACACCGAGTCACGCACTCAATTTCAACGTCCTCAATCGTGGAGAGCGCCTGAGATTCTACCCATGCCTGACCCAAGACCGGGTTGGACACATCGATACATTCGTATCGCCATGATGGGTAAAGACGATCCTCAGAACATTTCTTCTAAACTTAGAGAAGGATGGGAACCCGTGAAAGCGGATGAATATCCAGAACTAATGGTGATGGCATCTCAAAGCGGCCAGTTTAAAGGCAATATCGAAGTAGGTGGATTGTTGCTTTGCAGGATTCCAGAGGAGTTTATGAAACAGCGGGATGCTTATTACAACTCGCAAAACAAAGCTCAAATGGAATCGGTAGACAACACATTCATGAGAAACAATGATCCAAGAATGCCTCTCTTTAGAGAGAAGTCTTCAAAGGTCACATTCGGCTCAGGTTCTTAATTTATCAAGGAGTCCTTAAATGGCTTATCCAATTGTCTCTGCCCCATACGGGCTAAAGCCAATCAACTTGATTGGTGGACAGGTATTTTCGGGTTCTACCCGTTTATTGCCTATCCAAT